TCGCAGCGCCACTGTTAAATGGCAGACGGTCATGCCGTCTGGCTCCTTGTCAAGCGCAGCGCGGATGCGGGTTTGGAGTGGGCTTACCACGGTGCGTCCTCATGGTTGGCAGGGTTGAATGGGATAGGCTTGGCTGGCTGTGCTGGTGGCAGTTTGGTGGGAAAAGGCCAGTTATCCATTGTTGCGCTCCGCAGCGGCGTAAAGGGGCAGTGGCTCAACATCCACAACAGTCGGCGCAAAAATGCTGGTGGGTTTTGCCCAATAAAAACCATTTCTTGGGTGGTAAAACGCCACAGGCTCCTGCTCTGGCGCTGCGGGTGGGGTGTCAAACACAGGCAGGGTGCCGAACAACTTTGCCACCGGCTCCTGCTCTGGCTGTGCTGTGGGTGGGGTGGTGTACAGGGGCCAAACTTTGTCGGCTTTGTAGGTCGTCAGATCATGCTGAAACCGGGTTATGTACTGCTGGTTTCCGGCAAGCCTACTGGTGTACATCCACGCCACTGGCTCCTGCTCTGGCTGTGCCAAGGCTTCGCGCAGGGCGGCAATTGAGTCGGTTGTGTTTTGCTTTGACTGCTCTAGTGCAGACACAGGCCATACCCATGAGCCGTGATTGTCCCAGCCTTCCAACGCCTCCAGCGCCTGCTGCGCGGCGTGTAATAGTCTGCTCATGTGTTTCCCCTTGCTCTGATGGCGGCGGCAAAATGCAGTCGTGATGGCTGGCTAACATGGCTTTCGCACAGCTTCGCACAAGCCTCACGCTCGGCAGCGGTGACAAGGGCGGCAAAGGCTTCAAGGTAATAGATAAACTTCTCCCTGTCTTTACCCATACCGTAGAACGACAGACCAGAGGCGTCTGCCATGAGGATGATGTCTTCTTTATCCATTGTTTTTCTCCTTTAACCGGGCTTCTGCCCATCGTGCCCCGGAAAGAAAATTGCTGTCACCAGCATATTCTTCGGGCATGTCTTCCCAAGTCAGCCCCACCCAAGGCTTGGCATATACCTGTGTGTCGTCGTCATCGTCAGTTTGCGCTGCCCACAAGCGCAAAGCCTCTGCTTCGATGCGTCTGAATTCGTCTTCCTCTGAGTTCATAGCGTCCCCCACAGAAACCCTGCTAGGCCAGCAATTCCTGTCACGGCAAACAAAATCAAGATTACCGTGGCAATCAAATGCATGAGGTTTGCCAACTCATAGTCATCATCGTCGTTCATAGCGTCACCTTCCGAGTTTTGAAACCACGATGCGTAAAGCACTGCACCGACCCATCTGCCAACATCTTCCAGCCTGCGTTTTCTCCACAGAGTTTTTGAATTTTCTCTTCTACCGTATCTATCCGTGCCTCATGCTCAGACGGGCCGTCAAGCAAGTAGGCCGTGGACATGGCTAGGGCCACCAAAGCCGCAGCGACCCAGTTCATGGCTTCTTCCCAAACTTCAGCACCTCCAGCCGTTCCCGGTTGGAGCGTAGGGTGCAGTAGCGTTGGTGGATGCGCTCCAGCATCTTCACGCGCTTATGCACCAACTTTTCTTCTTCCAACATAGCCAGCAATTGTTCCTCGCTGTACTCGTTAGCCTCAAGATGGAATTTTCTCCAAGTCTTCAATTTTCTTCTCCAAGTCTGTAATGCGTTGCACCACCTTGTTGTAAGCCCGTGACGCACTGTTATGCGTCCGGGTGCGGATAGAGAGTTCAGCTTGCGCCGCCCTCAGTCTTGCCTTGAGTTGTATAATTTTGTTCATGTTGTGCTAAAGTTTACCACAGTTTGATGATTGTCAATTACTTTTTCGCTTGCATCATTCCTGTTGCTGTGCCGGGGTCAATGACAATCCAGCCGTTCTCATGGGCTTCAATCAGTCCGGCGTCAATGAGCGGCTTGATGAAAGTGCCATCTTCCCGCAGGATATTTCGCCATGTTTTGCTCTTGGTTCCAATGAGTCCATTCTTTTCGCCATGCTCAATCAATGCAGATTTGGTAAGGTACGGCGCACCCCCACGGTCTTCTGCGCCTGACTCCCACCATGCTTTTTCAAACGACTTGAACCCGCTTGCCTTCTGGGTTTCTGGTGGCGGCTCACCTTTGACAATCACCGCACTGGTGACGGGTTCGCCATCCTCGTCTAGCCAGCCGGGTATCGCTATCGTTTCAAGTTCAACGTAGACTGACGCTGCCATCTCAGCATCTTTGCTCTTGCGCTGCACGATCTGCATGGCAGCCCCTGGCTTGCCGGGTATGACGCTGATCTCAATGTCCAAGGCTCCACGCCATGCGGATGAGCCACGGGCACGGTGCTGGGCCTCCTCGCTGACGCCTGTGTGGTGAACCAGAATCACTGTGCAGCCAAACTCTTGCATGAGCGCAGCACAGGCGTCCAACATGGTCTTGGCGTCCTGTGCGCTGTTCTCGTCACCAGCCATGAATCGGTGCAGGGTATCCACCGTGATTACATCTGGCTTGATCTTGAGTGCGCGTATGGCCTCGACCACTTGCAAGTAACCCGCTGCGGTGTTGAGGTCTACTCCTGACTTGCTGACCCACATATTGAGGTTGCTGACACTGTTGTGGTGCTTCCAGGCTGCTATGCGGCTTCGCAAGCCGTGATGCCCTTCGCCAGCAAGATAGACCATGTTTCCGGGTTTGACTTTGTGTCCATGCCAGTTTGCTTTGCCACTGGCAATGTGCAGCATCCAATCCAAGGTTACAAAAGTCTTGCCGCCACCGCTGGGGCCATGCACCATTACAAGTGCCTTGTCCTGTATCCAGTGCTTTACAAGCCACGCAATGGGCGCAGGCTGCGCTGAAAAGCCATCAGCATGAATAAGGTAGTCGGTAGCCACCGGCTTCAACAGCAACGCCAAGTCGCCCCCCGCTTGCACGTAATCATTGGCGTCCCCTTGAGTCGGCGGCATGGTCATGCGTACCCCAAATTTTGCTGATGCTTGTTCTGCGTACCGTTGCCCAACGCCTGACGCATCGTTGTCTGCCACGATGCAAATGTCCAGTGTTGGGTGCGCTGTTTTTAAGATGCCTGCCACTGACACCAAGTTGCTGGCGCTGTAGGCCACGGCACAGGGTTTGCCCGTAACCTCCGCTATGGTGGCTCCAGTAGCAAAGCCTTCAGCAAGGTACAAGGTATCGGCGTCCTCCAAGTGGCCCAGCATCCAAAACATGGAGCCGGTCTGTCCACCAGGGTGATACTTTTTGTCGCCGTCACCAGCAATGTATTGGATGCTGGAGAGTTCGCCGCCTGAGTTGTACAAAGGAACCATTAAGCGCCCATCGCCTGTCACCCTTGCGCCGTGAGGCTTGATGCCCTTGCGCTGTAAATATGGATGCTCTGGATTTGCTGCGCTGCCCTCTGCCCAGATAATCTCCACCGTGTTGGCGGCAACCTCACGGGTCTTTTTCTGCTCTGCGTCCCGCTTGGTCTTAGCCTCTGCCAAGCGTCTGGACTGCGCCATTTCTTCAGCAACTGTCAGGCTGCGCCCAATCTCTGCCCTCCAAGTCAATTCAATGCCAGAGCGCCAACATCCAAAGCGCCCTGCTGGTACGCCATCGGCAAAAGCAATGTACCAACCCGGTTTATCGTGCCCTGCCTCGCCCTTGGTTCCTGAGTTGAATCGGTGTATCTTGCCGTCAAGGTGGATAGCGTCAGGTGGCTTCAAGCCTGCGCCAAGCATGGCGTCTTTTAGCTGATCTTCTGGTGCGATGGGCGCTTGTTGCGCTGGCGGCGACCAGGGGCCACCGAGGATGCTTGCGAGGTCTGTCATTGTTTAGTCTCCACAGAAGCAGGCTATTGCTTCTTCGTTAGGGTCAAAAAGATTGGTTTGGTCTTTGCTGTATTGCAGCATTGATGCGTAGCTCGGTCGGTCGGAACGGAAAGTGCCAATGGTTTCCTCCATTTTTGCCCACCATACAGCCCGTTCTGGTTTTTCTTGAATTAAACTAAAAATTTGATGCGGCCCTTTCAAAAAACACAAATCACAATTGCCTGATGCAGTCACACCATCTCTAAATGCAAGGCCAAGATTGAAGGTGTGGCTTCGCCAAAATTCTTGAACAATTTGTTGGGTTACTCCAGCATCAAATAAAGGGATCAGCTTGCTTTCGCGCATCTTCGCCGCCCGTCTTGGTTCGTCTGCCCGTAGTCCCACCATCGTTTCAAACTCCGGCTTGTCAATGCTTTTGAAGTACCGCTCAATGGTCAAAACCTTCAGTTCACCAGTACAGAATCGTGCCACGGGGTTCGGCAGGTACTTACGCTTGCGAATTAGCGCCTCAAATGGCTCACCGTCACGGCTGGCGGTCTTAAAATTCACCACTTCAAACTTAGATTTGGTGTCTTGGAACTCCAGCCACACAATCGGCACGTTCCACTGCTCTGAGCAGTCCTGTACGAACCGCAGCGTTGCCTCATCTTCCTTGCCCGTGTTGGCAAAACAGACAACGGCCTCGCTTGGTAGATGCCCCCCCCCGCTCTGTAGAACACGCCAAAGCATATAGGCGCTTGTCCTGCCGCCGCTGAAGCTGATGCAGGTTGGACTGTCAATTTTGAAGGGGTCTGTCATTTATTTTTACCTTGTTGTGAAAAAGTTGTTGACACTGTAGCATGAACTTGTGTTAGACTGCAAGCACGCCTCGAACTGAGTCCAGACGGAGGCGCAACCAGAAGGAGAGCCACATGGCTATTTCGTTAAAACGTACCGGCGACATCAGTCGTAACGGCGTCAAGCTGCTTGTCTACGGGCAGGCAGGGGCTGGCAAGACCAGCCTGATTAAGACTTTACCGCATCCAGTGGTGTTGTCTGCGGAGGGCGGGTTGTTGTCTATACAAGATGCTGACCTGCCGTATCTTGAAATCACCAGCATGGAAGACTTGCGCGAGGCTTACGCTTGGGTAGCGGATTCTGACCACAAGTCGGTGGCGCTGGACAGCATCAGTGAGATCGCTGAAGTCTGCTTGAACCATGAGAAGAAGGTCAACAAAGACCCTAGGGCGGCATACGGCGCAATGCAGGAACAGATGGCAGACATTATTCGCGCCTTCCGCGACCTGCCTGGACGCCATGTTCTGATGACCGCGAAGTTAGAAAAGACTCAGGATGAAATGGGCCGTGTACTGTACAGCCCCTCTATGCCAGGTAACAAGACAGGCCAAGCCTTGCCTTACTTTTTTGATGAAGTGTTGGCGTTGAGAGTGGAGAAGGATGCCGAGGGCAACACTCAACGGGCGCTGATGTGCGATAGCGATGGCATCTGGCTTGCCAAGGATAGGTCAGGCAAGCTGGGCGGCTGGGAAGCGCCTGACTTGGGCGAGATCATCAACAAGATTGGGGGTGTGGCATGAATATCAAAATCATGGCCCATGTGCATTACCAAAAATATGCGTGGCAAGAAAAAGGGGAATATCGACTTGCTTCTTTTAAACTGGACGACAGCGCCGAACGCACTTATGTTGGTGAGCAAGAGATTGAGATTGACATCCCAGACAACTATGACCCGAGGGCGCAACAAATTGCTGCGCTTGAGGCGCTCAAGCAGAAGGTCATGGCTGACTACCATAAAAGCGTGATGGAAATCAATGAGCGAATTGGCAAACTCTTAGCGTTGGAGGCAGCATGAACGAAACTTTAGAGGGTATGACCTTGCGCGATTACTTTGCGGCGAAGGCGATGGCTGTTTATTTTCAAGACCCAAACATTGAGGACATAGTTGGTGATCTCGCTTCAGTTGCCAATTGGTGCTACGAAGTGGCAGACGAAATGCTGAAAGCCAGGGAGCAATCATGAGTCTCTACCAACGCTGGCTCGACGCCAAAAAACTTGAGACTGCCGCAGTCAAAGACCGCCGCGAATTGGAAGACCGGATGGTAAAAGAGTTTGCCCTGCCAAAAGACTTGGAAGGCACGGTCAACCATGAAGTTGACGGCTACAAGATCAAAATGGAAGGCCGCATCAATAAGAAGATTGACTCCGACAAGCTGCAAATGTTGGCTGCGGAAGCTGGCCTGTCTGAACACCTGTCCAGCCTTTTTAGGTGGAAGCCCGAGATCAACGTAAAGGCATGGGATGCGGCTGCTGACGCTGTGACCGGGCCTCTGCTTGATGCAATAACGTCCACCCCTGGACGCCCCACTTTTACTATCACAAAGGACTAATCATCATGGCTTTTCTCGACGAAGAATTCACCCTCGACACCCTGCCGAAAGGCAACACTAGCAACTTTGAACCTCTGCCCGATGGCTGGTACAACGCAACCATTACCAGCGCCCAAATTGGAGAGACTAAGGCTGGAGGCGGCAAATACATCAAGGTGCGCTACGACATTACCGGCCCGTCCCACCAAGGCAGAGTGATTTTTAGTTACTTGAACATCAAGAACGCCAGCACTAAGGCCGAGGAAATTGGCAGGGCGCAACTTGGCGAGATTATGAGGTCTATTGGGCTTGCCAAAGTGACCGACACCGACCAACTGATTGGCAAAGTGATAGGCATTAAGTTGACCATCAAGCGCGATGCAAAAGGCGATGGTAACGATGTGAAGGGATACAAGGCCATTGGCTCATCCCCTGCTGCTTTTCCTGCTGTTGCCCCTGTTGGTGCAGCGCCTGTTGCAAAGTCTTCTACGCCACCTAAGTTCGGCGCATCACCGTGGGCTAAGAAGTAAGTTTTGGGGGGAAAGCGGATGCTGTAGCTTAGTTGGAAAAGCTGCCTTTCGAGGGCGAGTCGTTGGTTCGGATCCAACCAGTGCAGCGAGTACCCCCACCCAAAAAAAGACCCCGTTTTTAACGGCGGGGTCAATCACTACAGGAGAGAACAACGTGCAAATACCAGAGCCAAATATTACCATAACCTCCCTCATTGACGCTGCCCATGAGGAGCGGCTGGAAAAGCCCAGACCGCATCTAGGGGCAAGCACCTTGGGCCACCACTGCGAACGGTGGCTTTGGCTGTCGTTTCGCTGGGCGGTGCAGGAACAATTCAAGGGCCGCATCTTGCGCTTGTTTAGGCGTGGCAACAATGAAGAAGCTACCATCATCAGTGACTTACGGGCGGCAGGCATCCATGTCTATGGCACTCAGACCAAGGTGGACTTTGGTAGCCATGTCTCTGGCAGTCTGGACGGGGTTGGCAAGGGCGTACCCGGTGCGCCAAAGACTGAACACGTTTTGGAGTTCAAGACCCACAGTCTCAAGTCATTTAATGACTTAGAGAAGCATGGCGTGGGCAAGAGCAAGCCCCAGCATTTCACCCAATGCCAAGTGTATATGCACGGAACTGCACTGAAACGTGCTTTGTATGTTGCCGTCTGTAAGGATGATGACCGTATATACACCGAAAGAATTGAGTACGACAAGGAAATGGCAACCAAGGCCATTGAGCGTGGGCAAAGGTTAACTTTGACTGACCGCCTGCCACCACCTATCAGCACTGATCCCACTTGGTTTGAGTGCAAGATATGCCCTGGGCATGACTTTTGCCACGGCAGCAAAACCACCAAGCACGTTAACTGCCGTACCTGCGCCCACATTACGCCATTGAGCGATTCGACTTGGCACTGCGCCAAATGGGATGACATTGTTCCGCTTGAGTCTCAACGTACCGGCTGCGAGTCTCATGTAATCCACCCTGATTTAGTGCCCTGGAAGCGGTTGGAAGGGCCAAGCGACTGGGTGGCAGTCTACGAGATTGATGGGCTTGGCATTGCCAATGGTGAGCCGGGAGAGGGCGTGTACGGTAGCAAGGAACTGCTTGCTAATGCTGCGGCTTGCGCCAGTGGTGATCCGCTGATTGCTGAGGTAAGGGCTAAGTGGGATGGGCGCATATGTTGAGAGACTACCAACAACGCACCATCGACCAGCTTTACGCATGGTTTGAGGCAGGCAACCAAGGTAACCCCTGCCTAGTCCTGCCCACCGGCTCCGGCAAGTCTCACATTGTGGCTGCGCTTTGCAAGGATGCGTTGCAAAATTGGCCTGAGACTCGCATTTTGATGCTAACCCATGTGCGCGAACTTATTGAGCAGAACACCCAGAAGATGCGCCAGCATTGGCCCAATGCACCACTTGGCATTTACAGTGCTGGTCTGCGTCAGAAGGAACTTGGCGAACCGATTACGTTTGCAGGCATCCAATCGGTGCGGAACAAGGCCAAGGAGATAGGCCATGTTGATCTGGTCATCATTGACGAGTGCCACTTGGTTTCGCACAAGGACGAAGGCGGCTATCGGACATTACTATCAGACCTTTATCAGAGAAACCCGAATGTCAGGGTAATAGGTTTAACTGCTACACCGTACCGCCTGGGGCATGGCTACATCACCGATGCGCCTGCCATCTTCAGCGCCCTGATCGAACCCACCAGCATTGAGGAACTTATCCACAAGGGCTATCTGTCCACCCTGCGAAGTAAATTGACCCGCACCAAGCTGGAGGTGGACGGAGTGCATAAACGAGGCGGCGAGTACATTGAATCAGAATTGCAGGCCAAGGTTGACACCAAGGACAAGAACGTCAAGGTAGTGGCTGAAATAGTGCGCCTAGGGCATGATCGTCAATCCTGGCTAATTTTCTGCGCTGGCGTGGCCCATGCCCACCACATAAAAGAGGCGTTACAAGATGAGGGCATTGTGGCCCAGTGCGTGACCGGCGAGACACCGAGCGCCGAGCGCGACAAGATGCTGGCTGACTTCAAGGCAGGGCGCATCCGAGCGTTGACCAATGCCAATGTACTCACCACCGGATTTGACGCGCCTGGGATTGATCTGATAGCTATGCTGCGCCCTACCATGAGTCCTGGGCTTTATGTCCAGATGGCAGGGCGCGGCTTACGCATTGCCGAGGGCAAGACGGACTGTCTGGTGCTGGACTTTGCAGGCGTAGTAGAGCAGCATGGCCCCATCACTGCGGTTAACCCGCCACCAAAAAAGGGTGACAAGATAGGGGAAGCGCCCGTAAAAGTCTGCGATAACTGCCAAGAGATATGCGGCTTGAGCGCCCGAGTCTGCACAGCCTGCGGGACGCCGTTCCCCGAACCCGAGCGCCCGACCCTTAAATTGTCCAACTTAGACATTATGGGCAATGAAGGCATTGACATGGACGTTACCGCCTGGACATGGCGCAAGCACATCAGCCGAGCGAGTGGCAAGGAAATGCTCTCTCTGACTTACTACGGGGGTCTGTCCGACCTGCCAGTGACCGAATATCTGGCAGTGACTCACGATGGCTATGCTGGCGAAAAGAGCCGCAGGCTGCTGGCTGATATCTCCCATCAAGCCAGTGTTGATTTGGACTATGGGGCCACCGACCTGCACCAAATGGCCCAGCAACTCACCGAGGGACTGCCACCAGTGCGGATCGAATTCAAGCGAGAGGGTAAGTTTTTTTCAATTGTTAGGAGAATGTGGACATGAGACACCCCGAACCCCAAATAGTTACCCTGTACCGCGCCACCCTCAATGCCGAGCCGCCGAGGGTCTGCCATACGTGCGACCATTACACCGAGCAGGGGCTATGCGCCGAATATAACGACACGCCACCACCAGAGTTTGCATCCGAGCCTGGGGGCTGCGCCTTGTGGGAGTGGGAGGTTCCCTTTTAGCATGGAGTCTGAACATTTACAGCAGGTCAGGCTTGTAAGCTGGTTCCGGCGTAGCTATCCTGGCGTGAGAATCTTTGCCATCCCCAATGGGGGCCATCGTGGGGCCTCTCAGGGCGCTGCGTTGAAAGCAGAAGGGGTACAGGCAGGCGTACCGGATTTATTTGTCCCAGCGTGGCTTTTATGGGTTGAGATGAAACGTGAGACGGGCGGCGTGGTGTCACCAGTGCAAAGGGACTGGATTAGCTATTTGGAGGGTATCGGGCACAGGGTCATCGTGGGCAAGGGCTTTGAGGATGCCAAGCGGCAGATTGAGAGCGTAAAAAAGCCCACCGAGTACAAGGTGGGCATTGGGTGGGAATAGGGTTACAGGTTTAGCAACACTGCCACCAGAGCGGCAAGCAGGGCTGCGAGTAGGATCATTCGAACCCCATGTAATAGTCTGGTTCAACTTCCTGCCACCAAGAAACAGGATTCCAGCCTTGATCTGTCATCACTTCAATGTAACGTCCCCGTTCGTGGTCATACCCTGTCAGGTACGATATGGCAAACCCTAATTTAATTTCTTGCTTTGCCATATGGATAGCAGCATGGTATGCCTGATCTTTTTCCGGATAATCTTTTAACATTTTGGTTTCTCCATTATTTAGTAAGTGCCACTGAATCATTTAATTGCTCCACCAGTTAACAAGGGCAAGGGCAAGGCAGGTGGCAATGGTGAGGGCTAACAGGTAGTCCCAGATGGTTTCTTTCATTCTCCCATCCCCTTGCAAACAGGGCATACACTGCCATCGTATTCACCCTCACCACTGCCAGAGCAGGCAGGGCATATGCCTGGATCGTACTTGCCTGGGCCATCGTCAGCCATGTAAGCTGCCCAATCTTCATCAGAATCGTTCATGCTGCCACCTCATCATGTAAACCCAGCCACAATTCAGCCGTGAGAATGTCTCCCATCAGCCACCAGCCAAAAAGCCTATCATTAGGCATCAGCCCGTAAATATACACTTCGTCATTTTGAGTAATTCGGTAGTGGTTTACACCATATTGGGCGCGTAGGGCTGCGCGTAAAGTTTCTCGGGGTATTGATTTCATTTTCTATTCTCCAGTAGTTAAAATTATGTTGTTTCTTCGTCAATTACAAACTCAATATTTTGAATATCATGGGCTATAAGATTATTCACTGAATTACAAACAGCAGCATAAAATCCAGCCTGGGCTTTTAGTTGTTCACTGTTACCGTAATTCATTACAGCATGAGTCCAACGCTGATTAGCTGCGCTGATGTTATCAATGTCTGCTTTCGTCATGCGCGATAAGTAAGCATTTAAAATGCGAGCATGGTCAATTTTAATTTTAGTCATGGTTTATTCTCCAATAGTTAATGGCCTGCACAATGCAAACCCCTAAACCCTGCCAGTGCAGGGCTTAGAGGGTGCATTAGGCAAGCTTAATCCTGATAATCTTACCTATTTTCTTACCATGAGCGGGGTATGCGATAACTGGCACTGTTTTATCGTAGCAAGCCCTGCAACCGTTGCATTTACCCTCATGCTCATATGCGCGACAAAGGGTAACCATGTCAGGATTAACCCGAGAATCAGGGACAATCACTGAACCATGCAAACCAGATATAAATTCACCAACAATTGAATCACTGGACGGGCGCACCATTACATTGTCAAGTTGCGACATGGCACGCAGTACTAACGCAAATTTGGGGAATTTATGCATCCTGGTTGGTAACCAGTGTTTGCACCATGGGGTACGCTGCATCACTTCTAGCATTTTTTCTGCCAAGCCCAAGGAATACATGTCGCCCGAATCGAACCAGCGAAAATAACAATCCCGCTCCAATTCTGCAACCATGTCGTCGCACCATTCCATACGCTGCCAATCGATGCGATTGAATTCGCGTGGTGCTTTTACGTTAGCGAATACATAATTGCCTGTGGTGGCATAGCATCCTTTGCAAGCGTCAACCAGTACACCGGGAGATTCAATGCTACCTGGGCAAGTGTCTAGGGCTTGCAATGACCAACTGCGAATGCCGTCTAGCTTGCTTGTGATGCTGATTTTAGGTTTCTGCTCCATTTTTTCTCCAATAGGGTAAACGGGACAATTCCCGCCACTGCGCCCGGTGTAGGCGCAGGGACTGGCACTGTCAGACTTCAATCAATGCGGCTTGTTTCTCAAGCCAAGCCAGATCAGACAATGGAAAGCCAGTACAGTCAATTTCACCAAGGGTATGGTGCGAAGGGTTGACGTTGCAGAACAGGCCCATAACATTGTGATGCAAGCCATGGGCGAGAACAATTTGGTTACGGGCTATTTCAGGGTTAGCGGCTGTAGCCCTGACATGGTCTACTTGGCTTGTTTTTTTGTTGACTACTTGATAGGTGTATTGGCGCATGATGCTTAGTCCTGGTTTGTTGATAGGCCTATAGTGTCACTAAATTTGTTGCAGTCTATTGTCACATAGGCGACAGTGGAGAGTAGGTGTTTACCCTTGCTTTTGTCTTCTTTTTACCCTGCACTTTTTGCACGTGCACTGCACGTGCATTTCGTGCAACTGCACTTTTTGCACTTTCACTGCACGTGCAAAAAGTGCAATTCGTGACAAAAACAACATAAAATTGCACGGGATGCACACATCTCTTAAGAGATGTGCAATCGTGCAAATGTTGTGCAGGCTGTGCAGACGGGTAAAATGGGGTTTGGTACTGGTTTAGTTTGTGGTTACTAACATTTTGGAGGGTTTAGGATGCTGGCGCTAAAAAACCGTGAGGCACTGTCTGAAATTGTTTTGGAGAGTATGACCAATGGCGTGTCGATGCGCCAAGCCTGCATCAAAGCAGGCATAGGGGCTGCGACATGGATAGACTGGACAACCAAGGATCCCGTCCTGTCCGAACGCTACACGCGAGCGCGGGAAGCCTTGCTTGATGCGATGGTGGATCAAACCCTTGCACTTGCTGACGAACCAGTGCCTAAGCTGGACAACGGCGCAACTGACCCCGGACTAGTGAGGCAAAGGCAATTGCAAGTGGATACACGCAAGTGGATACTGTCTAAACTTGCGCCAAGCAAGTACGGCGACAGGCTTGATGTGAGTGTCAGCGATAACCGCATCAGCATCAGCGGTGCATTGCTCGCAGCGCAGAGCAGGCTTGCACTGATGCACGATGCATCGCACGTGCAGGATGTGCAGGCCAAGCCTGACCAGGGGGAGGGGGGAGGGCCGAGCGACTAGGGCCACAGCTACGGAGGCTCCACGAACAATTTATTTTTTTTAATAATATATATGCAAACAACAATCTACCAACCTGAAGACGAGCAGGAACTCATGGCAAGGCTATGGGTTCCATCGCTCAAAGATAACCCACTGGCGTTTGTTCTGTATTTGTTTCCCTGGGGTCAGAAGGGTACGCCGCTGGAGCATTTTTCTGGCCCAAGAAAGTGGCAGCGGGATGTATTGAATGATATTGCCACACACATTAAGAATAACAAAGGTGTGGTTGACTTTGCCGTACTTCAAGAAGCAGTATCAAGCGGTCGGGGTATTGGTAAGTCGGCATTGGTGTCATGGCTGACGATATGGATGTTGTCCACTAGGATTGGCAGCACAACCATAATAAGTGCGAACAGTGAGAACCAGCTACGCTCAATTACCTGGGCTGAGATTACCAAGTGGTTGGCAATGTCTATTAATTCTCACTGGTTTGAAGTCTCAGCCACTAGGGTGACGCCTGCAAAGTGGTTGACTGAGTTGGTGGAGCGGGATTTAAAGAAGGGAACCCGGTATTGGGGCGTGGAGGGTCGGCTTTGGAGTGCGGAGAACCCGGATGCTTATGCTGGTGTACACAATTTTGATGGTGTGCTGGTGATTTTTGACGAGGCAAGCGGTATTGACGATTCAATCTGGGCGGTGACGGGGGGATTCTTTACAGAGAACACGCCAAATCGTTTTTGGTTGGCGTTTAGCAACCCACGGCGCAACACGGGGTACTTTTATGAGACATTTCACTCAAAGCGAGACTTTTGGGTGACTAAGGTGGTAGATGCTAGGACGGTGGAGGGGACGGACAAGGCGGTTTATGAGCGGATTATCCAAGAGTACGGGCCGGACAGTGCCCAGGCGCACGTTGAGGTGTATGGTGAGTTTCCGAGTGCGGGGGATGACCAGT